AAAGAAAGCGATAACACCAACAAAGATAACTTTACCTTTGTCAAATAATAAATCACTTTTCCAATTATCCACCACCCAATCTTTAGCAGCTTCTTTAACTATACTCCAATATTTTTTTATCATTTTCTTTTATCTACTTTTAAGTATTCTAAATCTTTCATAAAGTCCCTCATCTCTAAAGTAATCTCTCTTACTTCAGCTTCGAGTTGTCTTTGGTTTTTCCAAGTGTATTCCTTTTCGTTATATTTTAATTTACTGATGTCAGAAGCGTTAGTTTCTATCTTGGCGCTTAATGTATAATAAGAACCTACAATGGAAGCAAACATAGCTAACAACGTTACGATTTGTGGAATTGAAATGCTTACATCAGCTTTTCCATCGCCATCTATGTCTATTTTTGCCATCTTATTTTAGTTTTTTTGTTATTTGTATTATCGTGTACCCTATTGCCAATAATAATGATATTGTTTGAAGATACGGATTAATCTCTGTTATACTGATTGCTAATGCTATTGCGTTTAATAGATATATCTTCAACTGTTCCATTGTTTATGCTATTGCTAAATACATCATAGTATCACTATAACCTGGTCTACCATTTATTCTACCATCACTTGAGGTTGAACTTATTGTAATACCGGTAGAACTTGTTGTTAGTGTTCCAATATTTGATTCACCATTATCTACATCTGCTCTTAATCTTTTTGCAAAATTATCTCTTATAGAATCCATAATAAACCAACCTGTTGTCGTATCGGAATTCTTTATCATTATCCATTTTGGTTCAAAACCTAAATTTAAAACTGTATCTGTACTACCATCTCCAACAAAACTCCCTATCGAACTATATCCGCTTACTGAATGGAAGCAGTACATTATTAATTTGTCATTATTTGCATTAACATTTGCAGAAGTGCCAATATTAACTACAGTACTTGTTGTGGTATTTATTCTTGCGGTAGAAGTTGCATTTGCGTTTGTTATATTTAACGACATATAAGCACCTGCCCCTAAAGAAGAAAAATGAGTAATCCAATTTCTTGTAGATTGGTCTCTTGATTTGATAATTACAAGTTCGGGTGCTTCATTAAGTCCGTGTCCAATACTACTATTACTTCCGTTTCCTGTATATTTTACAATACTAAACCCTGCATCCCTATTTGCAGATACACCCCATCCATTCGTATTAGAACCTGCGGTTATTCCAACATTACTTGCAGTTGAACCTGTATCGGTTACACCTCCTTCAAGAACATTAAATGTATTTGAATATCCTGCTGCACGCCAACACCAAGCAACGTAATCTTCATTTGTAGCATTATAAGCACCACCCGATGAAGTTGTAAAACCATTTGAATCAAAAGATTGTGGACCGCCACTACTTATTGTGAGTTCAGCAGCAGTATTGACTGATGAAAGATATGTGCCGATACCCCTTATTGAATCGTGTAATCTATGAGTGTCTGTTAGGTCTCTATTCTTAAACCAAATTAAATCGGGTTTGAATGCCATACCTAAAAAGTTTACGTTGGCAGGTGTTCCTCCATATACTCCTGTTGAATAGGTTATACTTGTTTCTGTTCCATCATAGTTTCCTGTTTCATCTGTTGCATTGCCATCTAATTTATAGTGGGCAACAAGGTTAGCAGTCGGTACACTTGATTCGTTGTATAAGTTAGTAACATCTCCACTACTTAATGCTGATGAGTAGATTCTTACTTGGTCTATTTCGCCATCTATTCCTGTACTTGCATTTCCGATTGCACCTATAATAGTATCGAATGTTCCTGTAGTATTTATAGTGCCACTTGTATAAGTAGCGCCATTTGTTACTGTTGTTGATACTTCAGAACCATTTACATAAAGTTTTGCAGTTATGCCGCTTGTTAATGTAAAGCTAAAATGATTCCAATTTGTTAGTCCTGTTAAAGCAGAGTTTGATACATATTGTTTATAATCAGTAGAATCATTACTTGCATATACAATTAATTCTAATTTATTAGCACTTGTAATTGTAAATTGAAATGAAGTTTCTCTTGTGCCACTTGAGTTCCAATTACTAATAAGATTTTCATTAGCACCTGTTGCATTTAATCTACCCCATAAAGAAATAGACATTTCATCAGCTACAAATGCTTTATTATCGTTTGTATTTATTCTACTATCACTCCCATTAAATACAGCAGCTTGTTCAAAGTTACTGCTATTAGCATCCTCATCTAACTCATATAAAGCAATAGCAGAACCATTTCCGAAGTAATCCGTAGTTGATTTTTTAGGGTCTGTGTAATCTTCTGCTGCTAACTGCCCTACTTGCGTTGAGTTTAATGCGGTATTAAAGATTCTTACTTGGTCTATTTTGCCTGCACTATAAACAGGAGATTGTACTCTTGATATACCGATTGAAGCAACAACAGAACTATCGTAAGTAGGATAATCAATCCAACTTGAACTTGAAGCAGAGCCACTTATATTATCATTGACTGTTTGTTGAACACCATTTAACCATACTTCTACTGTTGAACCATTTAATTGAGCAACAATATGATTCCAATTTGTATTTGGTGTTATATTTACGTATCTATTATTTTGGTTTGATGAACTGCCATCTCTTACGGCAACATATATTCTGTTTAAATCAGCCAAATAGCCTACATAAAAATAATCATTTGTGTTTGTTAAAGATGAATGACTATAAAGAACAACTCTACTTGAGGTTGTATCTGCCTTTATCCATCCGCTTATAGATTTTATTGTATTAGAATCGTCAAATGGAGAGCCTGATGGCAATGTTATTTTACTACTACTCCCATTAAAAGCAGCACCCTTTCTTATATACCCTGTTACCTTTAGTGTACCACCATTCCCTGTGTAGGTTACAGTTTCAAAGTTTTGTAGTGGGTCAAATGCTGCGGGTGCAGCCTCTACACCTGTATTTATAAGTCTTTTATTAATGCTCATTAGTCAAGGTTTGGTAAAGAATAAGAAACTACCGCTTTCTTTGTAGTAAGTGCGCTAATCTCCGCTTCTTTAGTTGCACAATCAGTTCTCAATGCCGCTCTTGCATCCAACACATCTTGAGGTGCTGAAGTACCCTCTTGGCTTCTGATAATGTACCAATCTGTCTCTGCTAATTTTCTATTGTATAAACTCTTTAAATTTGATATCTTACTTTCCTTTAACTCGGCTACTGTTTGAGACCAAGTTTTATCAATCACAGGGTAAGTAAATACGCTATTATCTCCATCCCATTCAAGGTCTCCCAAGTATTGAGTAGCTGAATCGTAAGAAGGTGTTACGATAGGATAAAAGCCAAACGCTTGTCCATCTGTGATGTTTAGGTGTACTCCGTTTTCGTCTTTCCAAACTTTAGGTAAGGAAGTATATTTCTTTATTGCTCCTTCGTGTTGTATTGCTATCATAACTATGCTTCTTGAGAAATTGTAGCCCATTGTTCTGTTGAGCCATTGGTTGATACTATTTGAATTAGGTTACTTACTGTACCATCATACGTTCCTGTGATTGTCTTAACTGAAGCAGGAAGTGTTAGAGTAAAGTTTCCTGTGATTACTAAATCCTTTACCATTCCTGTAGATACATTTGAAAAGGTTAAAGTAGTATTAGCTGATAATGTTTTAGTGAATACCGCAGCAGATGAAAAGTCTACATCACTTGCAGAGATAACCGCAGCAGTTGTAAACTCTGTACCCATTTTAGCATAAGAAACTCCATCATCTGCTAAACTTACTGTTACATCTCCTGTAGCTTGGTCTACCGCTACTCCTGTACCTGCAATTATTGAACCTACATCTCCTGAATCATCGTTGTATAACTCTGTGAAGTTATCGTTTACTTTGTCAAAGGCGGTTCTTAATGGGTCTCCTGTACCATCATTTGCACTTGTGCCTATATTAATTACTTGTTTTGCCATATCTTTTTAAAATTGTGTTGCATCTGCTTTTATACTTGTATTGTCTGCGGTTACTAAAGTTGTATCAGCGAATAATAAACTACCCTCAAAATTAAATGGGTATATAATCCCCCAACTGTTAGCTTCGTTTACGTTTCCTGCCCATACATCATCGTAAACTTCTCCCCAAGAGATATTATTTCTACCGTACCAATCTTCAATGTTTGCCATATATAGTACAATTACTTTTTTTCGTTTTTGTTATATAAGCCAAATACTGTTTTAGCTTATTTATATTTTCCTGTTTTGGTTTGTATTTATTTACTCCCATTATAGCACCCATCCTTCAAAACTTGCATCCTTATCAGGATATACGTCATCATTACTATTAGTGTAGTATTCAGGGAATTTAGAACTCGCCTCAAAACTCATATAATTAATGAATCTATCTGTGTAGTATTGTGCTACGTTTCTTTCTTTTTCTATTAAGAAATCTATTTCATTCTTTTCTACGTTTGTAGCATTTTCTGAACTATGCTTAAATACTCCCTTATTAGCTATTGTGTAAGCCGCAAAGGGTAAGTACTCAACTAATGCCCAATGTATCAGCATAGGCTTTATATGGTCGTTTACAAGTGCTAAATAGTCTCCTGCTAAACTACTTCCTTCTATATCGGCTTGAATCTTATTATAAAGGTCAGTTCCTAAATAGTTTTGGATATGTATATCCTGTGCTATTTTAATATATTGCAAAAACTTGTCCGTATCTACGTTTCCGTTGACAGAACTAAACTTTACTAAATCTTTTCTTGTTATGAATAGTGCGTCTGCCATTTCTTACTTATTTACAAATCCTTTATTAGGCATATCCACAGGTCGCTTTGCAACTTTAGGGTCGTTAGTTTCAGGAGTAAATCCCTCTTTCTTTGCCTTGTTTACACTTATCTCTGCATTTGGGTTGGTAGCATCAGGTTTTACATCTACTGCCATATAGGTCTTTCTCATCCAAAAATGATGACAAGCACCTCCGCCTTTATATAACCATATATCGTAAGTGGCAGCACCGTTTAATCCCCAACCTGCATTTACTGCTCTTGTACTCATTTGCTGAATATCTTCTTTGCGGTATATCTTTTTAGCAGATACCATTTTCTTACAGAACTCTCTTGAATTAGATTGTGTTTTTAATGGTGCATATTGATAACGCACTTTAAACTTCATATCTTCTACTTCGCCATCTTGTTCACTACTCGCATTAGGTCTTGCACTACCTGTAGAAGCTAAACCAATCATTTTGTCCAATGCTTCCTCTTGGTCATAGTCTACTTGTCTTTCGTCTACTAATACCCAATTCTCTAAATCTTCTTCTTCTCCAAATTCATCAAGCAAGTCAAACATTTTATTATCGTCAAACTCTGCAGACAATTTAACTCCTGTTTCTTCTTCACGTGATTCGTCAGTAATAGCGTTGTCGGTGTCGATAAAAGCAAGAGGCTGAAGTGTTTTAAAATAAAGTTTAAGAGAAATACCATTAATAGCTAAAATATCGTCCATACAGTCCGTTAATAGGTCTTGGTATGGTTTTATAGTAATATTGTCAAAAAGTAGCGCAGCAGTCTTTATTTCGTCTGCATTAGAGCCTAAACCGTTGTTTTCTGTACGTATTCCTAAAAGCAAAGGACTTGTTACCCTATGTGCTACTATAAGTTTAGATGAACATTCATTAGAAAGATACTCGTAGTGTTGAGGTGCATCGTTTAATGGAATGTCGTCTACTGTAGTTTTAGATTCAGCGTTGTTGTTGAAAGCAATAATTACTTTTTCTCCTCTTGAACCTGTTAGCTTGTGCATTACATCGTTCTTGATTTGCATTTGCTTTTCTCTATCAGGTACACCGTTGTTAAAGTTTACTACCTTTGTTCCGCTAAATCCGTTTTGTACATCGTTAATTAAGTAGTCTGCTATTTCGCTTTCTAACTCTGCGTAAGCCAATCCACCTTGATAATCTACAGGACAATAGTAATCATATCCTGATACATACTTCTTTACGATTTTAATTTCAGGTTCGTTACCGTTACCAAAACCAAAAGCAGCTATACGTTGTGGTTTATCACTACGCTTTACTTTAGACCAATCAGGATGGTAGTAGTATGCTTCTATCTCTCCATCTTCATTGCATTTTTCAGCTCTTAATGTTTGTCTTGGAAAGTGTTCTGCTTTTTTAACTTGTCCTTTTTGATATAAAACTTGAAAAGAACCCTCCCCTAATAGTTTAAGGTCAAGTACTACTTTACGCAAACAACTATCAGAAAATATAGAACGCATTGCAGCGTACTCATCAGGTTTTGAACTACTATCTAAAGCATCAAGACCTTTTCCATAAATCATATTACTAATACCATTTATAATAGAATGGTTAGTA